TGAAAGGGAATAGCCCACCCTCTCCGGTTTCGCTGCTGTTTTGATAGAAGACCGTGTCCTTGACGTGATCGCAGATGACAGTCCCAGGCTTCATGACGCGGAACAACTCACGAGCCATAAAAGCATGATGCTCCAGAAACTCGTCGTGAGATGCGCTATTTCCCATGTCGCGTTCAGAGTCTGAATAGATGTAGAGCGATGAAAACGGCGAGCTAAAAACAGAGCAGTCCACCGAATCGGATGGCATGCCCATGAGCATCTCAACGCAGTCAGCGTTATAGATGGCCCAGCTGTGGCCTTCGTAATCTGGTTTCATGGTTTGACGAAAGAAGGAAGAGTAACTACTGGAGTACGTGTATAGGCCCTGCGCAGGATTGCGCCTTGTTGAGATTTCAGCATTGCTTGAGTCATTGCGCGCTTCATTCGTTGATGATCCTCTGCCTTGCGTTGAACGTTGCTCCAAATGCTTGACTCGGTATCGCTAATGATGACGTGGCACGTCACCTGCTGAGTCTGCCCGTAACGCCATGCCCTTCGCACGGCCTGATAATGCTGCTCATAGCTGTGACTGACGCTAGCAAATATCACAGTGCTGGCATGCTGCCAGTTAAGGCCGAGCCCGGCCAGCTTTGGCTTGCTGACGATGACTCGACGTTCGCCAAACGTGAACGCATCTAGAGCTGCCACCTTTGCGTCTGGATCCATTGATCCATGCACTTCAATGGCATCGGGAATTGAGTCAGCCAGCGCCGAGGATTCAGCGTTAGTCTCGCACCACACAATCACTGGGCCATCTGTGGAGTTGGCAATCTCGGCAGCTCTCGCCACCCGATCGTCCATGGTTAGGCGTTTCTCGCGGTGAATCGTTGTTGCGCTGCCGTCGGGGATTCTGAATAGCATGCCGTCTGGCACGTCCTGTGTAATGTCGGCTTGAATGCAATGGATTTCATACGCTAACGGAGGCAGCACGAATCCAGAATCATCCCCACCTAGGTCCGAGGGCAGAGTTGCCGCCCTGGCCCAGCTGGCGACCCATCTCCAGAAGTCATCTGTTGCATGACCTTTAAGGCGATAGCCTCCCATTGTGGTCTGATCACTGATAAACCAACGGGACAGCATCTCAGGGCCTGGCATAACCCCTAGGAACTCTGCGTGTTGGCCTAGCTCCATGTGATCATTCGGCGCTGGCGTAGCCGTTGCCGCTAACCGGTAGGGAGTCTCCGCGAATGCTTCACAGAGCATGCGTTTTGTTGGCCCGGTGAAGGACTTGAGGATGCTGGATTCGTCCAGGACCACGCCGCCAAAGATTGACGGGTCCAGCTTGGGGAGCCGTTCATAATTGGCAATGTTGACGCCGCTGGTGACGTCTGACTGCTCTCGGACAATCTGAGCGTCAATCCCAATGGCTTGACATTCGCGCTGCATCTGACTGGCAACCGCAAGCGGCGTCAGGATCAGCGATGGCCTGCCGCTGGCCTCCATGAACTCAGCAGCTGCAGCAGCTTCGACCCGTGACTTGCCGAGTCCGGTATCGAGGAATGCGGCAGATCGACCTTTCTGGCATGCGAACTCAAGGGTCGCAAGTTGATGCTGAAACAGCGGCCAGTCGTGACGCAGTTGGAATCCATGGGATCCAGCCGCTGTGCCCTTGGATGCGATGAATTGCCGATACCGGGCAATGGCGTCAGTCATGGCGCCGCCCTCCGCGGTGCAGCTGCGTCCTGGCGGTCTGTGGTGGTCATGGTTCCCATTCAGCAGTACGGCGAGGGGCCCCGCACGAGGGGCAGAAGTTGACACGGGATGCATTGGCCACAGGAGGGCCGATCACCGGCATCGCCAGCCGGCTTGTGCCGTCAATCTGAAACCAACCGAGGTACGGCCGGATCTTGGCCCACTGGTCGCAGCATGCGTCGTCGTGCGGCATCACTGCACCTCCGGCGCATCCAGCACCGACTGCAGCCATGCCCTGGCGTCTCGGTTGCTGTCGTGGAAATGCAGGGCTGCCTCGTGACCGAGCAGCAGCCGCCCAGCCATTGCGGGGCCGTACAATTCCTCCAAGATGTATCCCGGCTCACCAGCCTGGTGGATGGCCCACCCGGCGATGCAATGAGTCGTCTGGCAGGTGTGCCAGTGATCCATCTCCAGCGCGTCGGGATTCGCCAAGGCGGCCATGGCTACAGCCCGCAGCCTGGCGGGCGCGTCGGCGGCGACTGGTATGCCAGTGGCCCCGCGCAGGTCGGCCCCGCGCAGATCGGCGTTGCTCAGGATGGCCCGGCGCGGGTCGGCCTTGGACAGGCTGGCGCCGCGCAGATCAGCGCCGCGCAGGTCGGCTCCCTCCAGGTCGGCGTTGCTCAGGTCGGCCCGGCGGCCCTCGTGTCCGTACGTCCGCAACCAGAGCGCATGCCGCTCAAGAATCTCAAACATGTTCATCACCCCACCTCCGGCAGGACGCCACGGATGAGGTTGGCGGTTTCGGAATAGCCGAACCGTCCGTCCAGCCAGTCGGCTAGCTCACGGGCTACTGCCGCAGATTCAGTGCGGCAGTCGCGGCACGGTTCGGTGCAGGGGGTGCCACGAGTGGCGACGCAATTCGCCAGCGCCAGGCGGTCAATCAGTGCCATCGGTCAGGTGGTGGGCCCCCTATCAATACCCTCAGCTGGCGCAGCCGCGCTGCGATCTGTGGACAGTTGCAGGATCGGCACAACCGGTGGGACGTGGCGCCTGCCTCAGGGTAGGTTCCGGGCAGTTGCGGCTCGACCGTGGATTCGTTTGAGATCGGCCGCGCGACCGAGCGGGAGCGGCTGCAGCTGCTGCTGGAGACCCGCCGCAGCCTGCTGGGCAATGGTCGCGGCAGCACCGCCAGGATCGGCGAGATCAACGCCATCCTGGGCATGATCCAGTCGGCGGAGACGCCGCTGGACGCCAGGCTCACCGAGCTGGCCCAGCAGTTCAGGGTGCCTCGGGACCGCGTCATCTCCCGGGCGATCGGAGCAGCATGAGCACCGGCATGGGCGACTACCTGGCCCAGATCGGGCGGGTGCCACTGCTCACCGCAGCGGAGGAGATCGAGCTGGGCAACCGCGTGCAGGCCGGTCAGCGGCTGCAGGATGAGATCGCGGCACGCGAGGGCCGTGAGGCTACTGCCGCCGAACGGAAGGCGCTCCGGGCCGCCCAGCGGGCCAAGGACCGCATGGTCCAGGCGAACCTGCGCCTGGTGGTCAGCATGAGCCGCCGTTACCACGACCGTGGCGTTGACCAGCTGGACCTATGCCAGGAGGGCACCGTTGGCCTCGTCCGGGCCGTGGAGAAGTTCGACCCAGCCCGCGGCTACAAGTTCAGCACCTACGGCTACTGGTGGATCCGCCAGGCGATGCAGCGGGCGATCGACCAGACCGCCCGCATGATCCGCCAGCCGGTGCACCTGGCCGACCTGCAGCGAAAGCTCCGCGGGATCATCCGCCAGCACCTACAGGCCACGGCCACCGAGCCGACCCTGGCAGAGCTGGCCGAGGCGGCTGGCGAGCCCATCGAGCGGGTCCGGCAAGCGTTGATCATTGACCAGCGCTGCTGCTCGCTGGACACGCGCGTCCGGCAGCAAGATGGCTGCGAACTGTCCGAGCTGCTGGCCAGCGATGGGCCAACGCCGGACGACACCCTGGACCAGCAGGAGCACCTCGACGGCATGCGCGAGGCGATCACCAGAGGCATGAGCAAGATGACGCCGGCGCAGCAGGAGGTCATCACCCGTCGTTTCGGGCTCCATGGCGGAGAGCAGGAAACGCTCGCTGCCATCGGCGCCGACATGGGAATCACCCGCGAGCGGGTGCGCCAGCACGAGATGAAGGCCATGGCGATCCTGAAGAGCGGGACCCTGAATGCCCGGACGCTGCTGCGGGACTGAGTAGCCTCAGGCCAGGCGCTGGCTCGCGTGGACCATGTTATTGAGGGTTCCGAGCTGGTGCCGCGCAAGGAGGGCAAGCGCCGGTTCAGGAGGCAGATCCTCGACGACTGGGGCCACACCTGCTACCTGTGCGGGGCCAGCCCGCAGCACCTGACGCTCGATCACCTCATCCCCCGACGCAACGGCGGGGAGACCTGCCGCCACAACCTGGCCCCGGCATGCGCACCGTGCAACCGACGGAAGGGCGCGACCGAGCTGTGGGAGCACTGGACCGGATCCGACTCATGGGACCCCGTCAGGGCCCTGCGTCTGATTCGGTGGCTGCTGGCGACCGCTACGGTAAGAACGGACACCGACCTGGCCCAGCATGGAATCGCGGCGGATCAGTCCGGAACTGCTGGAGCTGCGGATCCCCTATCGGTCGAATGACGAGATTTCTGATTTCCTGCTGATCTCAGATGTTCACCTTGATAATCCTCTGTGTGACCGCAGGCTGTTAGCGCGGCACCTGAATGAAGCACGAGAGCGCAACGCCAAAGTCCTGATCTTCGGCGACCTGCTATGCCTGATGCAAGGCAAGAAAGACCGCCGAGGCAGCAAGTCAGCAATCAGACCCGAACATCTCGGCGGCAACTACTTTGACCTGGTGTTCAATGAATGCGCAGAATGGCT